TTACGCCCCGCCCGGTGCCGCATAGCCGCCGACAAAAAACCAGCCCAGAAAAACAACGGCGACGATAAAAATAGCCACCGGAAATAGAATACCCAGTCTCATTATTGAGCCCCTGTAGGTGCGAATCGTGCTTAATATGATACGGGATTTCACCGTATATTAGTCAATATGAAAAAATGTTCCCTGGCGACGTGACTTTTTATCCTGATACATCGCGTCGTCGGCGCTTCGTAGCGCTTGCTCAACGTCCATTGCCTGTGGGTCGGCTTCAATCACGCCAAAGCTGGCGCCGGGATAGTTAATTCGGTGCGCGCCAAGGAAATAGATCCCCGTTAGCTCTTTACGTAAAGCGGCAATATACTCCTGTTGTTCCTCCGCTTCGGAACATAGGCCAACCAGCAAAAATTCATCGCCGCCCAGGCGGCCAACAATATCGCCGCGGCGGGCGCGGGCCAACAGGCGTTCTCCAACCTGAATCAGAAAGCTGTCACCGCAGGGGTGACCGAATCGGTCGTTGATTGCCTTGAAATCATCGAGATCGATAAAAATGAGCAGTACGCTGCGCTGGCGTTCTCTGGCCTGCGCAAACTGTGCGGCAAGATGCTTGAACAACGAGCGGCGATTCGGCAAACCGGTGAGCTCATCGGTGTACGAGTGCATCTCTAGCGCGACGTTTGCTGCCCGAAGCTGCTGCACCAGGGTCTCTTTCTCAACATAGTGCGAAATGAGGTTGGCAAACAGATTCATCACCTGCTCACCCTCAATGTTATAGGGTTGTCTTTCCCGGCTGGTGGCGCAGAGCGTGCCGAATAATGAGCCATCGGTCAGGCGCACGGGGATGCTGAAAAAGGTAGCGATACCCAAATCCTGGGCGGCGATACACGAACGCCAGCGCTCGGCGACATCGTTGCTGAATATGCAGCGGTCGTCCAGCGCACGTTTACACAGGGAGTCATTCCAGGGAACGGAGAAACCTTCAGGGATCTGCATTTCGCTGCTATTGTGCGCGTACATAATCTGCTGGCGCTGCGCCTCGAAGTCAATACGAGTCAGGTAGGTAGATTCCATTCGGGTAACAAGCTCCAGCATCTCAAGCAGCTGTCGAACCAATGTTTCCAGGGTGTGTTCATTGGCGAGCGTTTGCGAAACGCGAGCGAGGAGAAAATCGGACATGAGGAATACGGCTCCCGAACGCTAATCGTAACTACCGGCAAGCTATGCGAAACGACAATTAGCGCAGAATTAACAGAGATACACAAAATTTAACACATCTGTCGGGAGAATACCTGCATCGAGGGTGGGAAAAAAGCCCCGTCGGGTGCGTTAGCCACCCCAGATACTACGGCTTTCAACGGTGCAATGCGGGGTTGCGCGGCGCGCAAGACCGTTGAAAGCCATATTTACCTACCTAAGTGTGGACATAATGTGGACATTTTACGCATCAGCACCACCTCTCAGCGGGTTAAGTGAGATTGCGTCCTGGAGGTATTCGGGCGCAAAGTGAGCGTAGGCCATAGTTTGCTCAATTCGCGCATGCCCAAGGATCCTCTGTAACGTAATGATGCTTCCTCCATTAATCATAAAGTGCGTCGCGAAACTGTGGCGTAGTGCATGCGTCGCCTGGCCGGTCGGAAGATCAGGTTTTACCTCCCTGAGTATCTGCCTGAAGTCATAATACGACGCCTTACCAAATAACAACCCTCGCTTACCATCTGCTATGAGTTTTGCCACTTCCGCTGATACTGGAACAGTCCGCTGCTTGTTACTCTTGGTTTTAACGAACGTCACACGGTTCTGTATGATGTGTTCCGCCTTGAGTCGAGCCGCTTCACCCCAACGAGCACCTGTACTTAAACAAAGAACGGCTATCTTCTTGTTGTCGCCATCCAGTCTAAAGAGCAAGTGCTTGATTTCGTCCTCTGTCAGATAGCCAGTTTCGGGGACTTCTTCTTTCAACTTCTTCCTGCCCCTGATCGGATGTTCACCTGAAAATAACTCGGCCTCGATTAGCGCTGTGAACATACCACTGATGCTGTTGAGGTCACGGTTAATGGTAGATGCTTTAATGCCCTGACTTCTTCTTGCCGCGTAATACTGACTAATCAGCGCTTTCGTAATCTGAAAAGCACAAGGATCGTCGGTAATCCTGCAAAACACGTCTAACTTATTGCGGTTTATCCGACCGTGCTCCTCATGCTTGCCTTTCAAATTCCACCAAAGCTGTATCAGTTCAGACAGATGCCGCTTATCCGTCGGTTTTGATAACCATTCTTTGGTGTGGTGGTTGAACTGGGTATGCTTCTCGAAAGCTACCGCTTCACTTTTCTTATCAAACTTCCTGCGGATACGCTTTCCATTGCGACCAGCAGGCCTGATGTCCACTTCATATCGACCATCATCGAGTTTCTTAATAGTCATAAGAAAACCCTCCGATGGGTGCGTTTGCCTTTCGGCCTCAACGCGTTGCAATTATGTGATGAATACTTTTCGACCAATAATAGACATTTGAAATGTATGTAGGACTGGTTAATTGTTAACCAGTCTTTTGGTCTGAGTGCTGCGAGGTTGTTAAGTCTTGCCCAAAGTGTGCGAGGGCCGGTGCGATTTGACCGGCTTCAGGCGAAACCTGATCGGTCATAAACCACAGTGTGTATTTCACGAATCTAGGGTGTTGGAAGATTTTCATGATTGGTTCAAGGCTCGCACTTTTTGTACCAGCCTCATAGCCAGAAAGTGTGCTGTAAATTACTCCTGTTAACTCACTGAATTGCCTACGATTAAGCCGTTCTGACTCCCTGATAAGCTTCAACTTCTCTGAAATAGGGATTGACATAAAAACCTCTTTGGGAAAATATTACGCGTATGGAGAATAAATTTTCATTTGAGTAAGTCTCTTAACGGGCAATTAAAACCCATTAAGAGCAATTAATTACCCTAAAGGAGAATGTAACAGATGAGCAAACAGCTTGTAAGTAGCACGGATGCTGTGCCTTATCAGGAGTTCGCCAGACTCATCGGGAAAACCCCTGCTGCGGTGAAGGGCATGATCGAGAAAGGGAAGTTACCTGTAATCGAGATGACCGATCCCCAGTCTACTTCTGGCCGTGCCGGCGAATACTGGGTTTACCTTCCAGCCTGGAACAACGGCATGAAACTGGCCTACGAAAGTCGTCCGAAGGAGATCAGGGAAGGGTGGTTGATGTGGCTTGGTCTCGGTGAGCCAGGTCGATAGCCGGTTTCAGGAGAGGAAACATGAAGAACGGTAACCGCGGATCAGTATCACAGCTCAATAGCAAAACCAGCCTCTACTGTGGCTTTACTATTCTGAAACTCCCACGCAAAAAACCATACAACCGCCAGCGCTATCAAATTACGCACACAGGCCATTATTACGGCATCGACTTTGCTTTATCAGAAGCATGCCGAACGATTGACAGAATCATGAGTGAAAAGCGGTTTATTGCTTTTTAATCTCTGGGGGCCAAAATGAAACTCGAATATGCAGACAAAATTAACTCGCTTTTACAATGCTTCTATTTCAATAAAGAATTTCTGGAATGGAATCATGATTACTCTCTCCAGCTTTTACGTCATGGCGTATCCCACCTTTATCATTTCGCAATGCTTCAAGGCGAGAATGATGAATGCACTCTTGAAGAACTCCGCAACATCATTATTTGCGTCACCGATGGTGATATCCCTAAACCATACGACCTGCTATCTCTGGACGCTGAGCAACTGAAGAAGGCTATGAAGTTTGTTCAGCCGCAGGAGGTAACCGTAGAGGTTACACCGGAGATCCTGGAACACCTGAAACTGGGAGCTAGAGCCTCCTGGCGGCTGGAGCCCCCTCGCTTTAACTGATCATCGGAGTACGCCATGTTCACCGAAGAAAAAACATCCTGGGAACAGGAAATGCTGATTCGAGAAGCAGTGGAAAGTGCCGAGCAGGGGTTCACTGTACATCTAAAAAATGGTGCTCGTATCACCATTAGTTCAAAAAGCCCGTCTAAAGATTTAATAATTTACGGGCTCGAAAAAGCAATTCGCGGTAATCACGATCGCGCGCGAATGACCTTTATTGATTTCATGTATTACTGGCATGAAAGGATATTTAAGCAGATTAAAAGAAAATCGCGCTAAAACAATTAAATAACACGCTGTAAAAATAACGGCATTCACTTTGCCGGGGATTCGTTTTGCCTTTTTCAGGAGGTTGCATGTCGGTTACGTCAATAAAGCCGGAAGGCGGAATAAGCGATCCAGAGTTTATGGGAAGCAGCACCAATGCGCGCAAAGGCGAGCGCGCACACTTACTCGGATTGCTGCGCATTCGTATGGGCCTGCTGAAAGAGCAAGGCCTTACCCCCGAAGAGATTTATTCAGCACTTGAGCAGTGGATAGCCAACCACGAAACAATCACCAGTGAGGGCAGTAGACCATGAATCACGTAATGATCGATTTGATTAACGTTAGTAAGAAACCGTCATCACCTCTGTGTGCCATTGAAGCTGCGTTTTTTGAACCCTCAACAGGTCAGATCGGAAAGGTTTTTTATTCTTCGATAGACATTCGTAAATCTGAAAGCTTGAAGGGCCGTATCAGCATTAGTACGGCATTCGACTGGATGAAAAAAGACTCTCACTGGCGCGCCGAAGTGATGAGCGCAACCGAAGCTGAAGAAGATGCACTTTGCAGCCTTGCTGCTTTCATCGCCGACAATACCTGTCCCCGGAACGCGGCGTTATTCGTATGCTTCAAAGATGCTCCGGAAAAACTGGTTTCACTTCGTTATGCCGTGGATCGCTTAGAGGTGTCAGGCATTTTCCCTGAAGGCACAAAATACCGCTGCATTCGTTCACTTCTCGACCTTGCTGCTGCCACAGACTATGCGCCTCATGCGAGAAGCGCCCTGGCACGTTACACGCTCACTGACGCGCGATATCAAGCGGAGCAAGTCTGCGAAATCTGGCAGCGCTTGACCTCTCCACACATTGGATCGCTGTGAGGGCCGCCATGCATTCGCATCTGTCTGTTGTTTGTAACGCGCCGTTGCCGGTTTGTAAGAGGGCGCTTGCCGCCCTGAATTGCTTTGCTCGTGGACAGCGTAATTACACCCGCGTCAAGCCACACGCCTATCTCGTGATCCGCATTGGCCTCCGTTGGCGTTTGCTCAGCAAAAACGGTGGTAAGCAGTGGCGACTGATGACCCATGAAACCTATAACCAGGAATGCCGCAAATGATTAAGTCACCTCTTAAGTGGGCTGGCGGTAAAACCCGCGTGTTGCCGGAGTTGCTGAAGCACTTACCTAAAGCCGATTGTTTGATTGAGCCCTTTGTAGGCAGTGGCACAGTCTTTATGAATACGGAATACCGCCGCTATGTGCTTTGTGACAGCAATCGCGCATTGATCAATTTCTTCCGCGCGCTCAGGGAAGACCCTGAAAGATTGATACTGATCGCCAGGAACGTATTCAGAAATGGCAATAACGAAGATAGCTATTACGAAGAGCGCAAGTTGTTCAACCACCTGTCGTGGGATGACGAGTGTGCAGATGATTACGTTGTACGGTGGGCTGCATCATTTTTATACCTGAACCGCCACTGCTTTAACGGGCTTTATCGCACCAACAGGGATGGCGGTTTCAATGTTCCATTTGGCAGCTATAAGGCGCCTTATTTTCCAGAAGCAGAAATGCGCCTATTTGCCGAAAAGGCGCGGGATACTCACGCGCTCTTTCTTTGTAATGATTTTCGTACTTCCATTCCGTACGTCGCCAGGAATCGCTTGGACTCCGTGATTTACTGCGATCCACCGTACATCCCGACTAGCAAAACAGCCAATTTTACCGCTTACGGCAAGCCATTTACCCTGGATGATCACCGCGCTTTGGTTACGGCGTTGCTGGACGTTAATCGCCAGCATGGAACGCGATCGGCCATCTCGAATAGCGACACACCAGAAACACGCCAGATCTACTCCGCTTTCAATCTCCACGCCTTCAGAGTTCGACGTTCCGTTAGCGCCAAAACCCGCGATATGGCCGGTGAAGTGATTGGCGTTCTTCGCGTGTGTGGTGGTTGCGGTCGTTCTGGTGGTGGTGGTTGCCCGGACTGTGGGGCGGTGATGGGTGATGCGGCATATGCCGAAATGTTTGGCGCGCCGGCTTGTTAAAGCGTTGGCTTTGCAAAATAAGATTCGAAGGTGAGTTATGCCTGACTCCACATCCCTGGCATGGAGCTGGAATGCCAGAAAGCAGCCAGTAAACCCTTATGCTGTTGATGTGCCTGCACGGAAACCCTCTGCGCTGGCCGTCTGGATTGCGCTTTATGAGCAGGATAAAAGCGATCAACGCGAGCAGGCTGAAGCAATGAGTCGTGCAGCAGAAGAGTACCTCTTTTCTGTTGCACATTGCGATCCCTGGCACTATGACGAATTGAATGATGCGCTGATTGAGAAGGCTAAGCGACATGCAGAACTCCATCGTGTAGATCCTCTTACCCTGATTCGTGATGACGTCGCCAGCTTGCCTGGTTTCCTGCGCAAGCCGCTGGAAACAAGGATTAAGTATTTGGAAAAATCAGAAGATCCGCGCCATTTGCCTACCTATCTGAATGAGGTCATTACTCCCTCATTAGTGAGAATTGACAAGGTCCGTGCTAACCAGGCGTCGCTGTCATTCCAGGCCATGGCTGGCAGGGATAGCCTTGATCAACTCCTTCGACTTGCTGAACTGAATCAGCGGGAGGTTAAGCGGCTTTCAACGCTGGTCGCAGCGCACATTGATATGATTTTTATCCAGCTTTGCGGTGAGATGCTGACCGATGAATTAGCTTCTCCCATCGTAATACTGGAGCTCTATCGTCGTGTGGCGGCCGAAGTGTCACGCCTTGATGTTATCCCGCCGGGTTATGAAGCGCTCCGCAGCAAACATAATCGCCGCAACCCGATTAATTACGAGCTGATACCGGGCGCGCTTGCCCGTATGCGTTGTGCTGACTGGTGGCAACGTAAGCTGTGGCAACTCCGCAACGAATGGCGGGAAGAGTTACTTCGGGCTGCGTGCCTTGTTCATCGGCACGCATCACCTTATGTCAGCCATGACATTCTGTTGCAGAAGCGGGAACAACGCCGTAAGGCGATGGATTTTTTCCGCAACCATGATCTGATTAATGAAGATGGCGACACGCTCAGCATGGAGGATGTGGTGCTTGCAAGTGCCAGCAATCCAGCGCACCGTCGTAATGAGATGATGGCCTGTGTCAAAGGCCTGGAATTGATAGCTGAAATGCGTGGCGACTGCGCCATGTTCTATACCATCACCTGTCCTTCTAAGTACCACGCCACACTGATGAACGGGAAGCCTAACCCTACATGGGATCACTCGACAGTTAGGAAAAGCAGCGACTATCTGGTTGATACGTTTGCGGCATTCCGTAAGGCAATGCACAAAAAAGAGCTGCGCTGGTACGGCGTCCGCGTAGCCGAACCACATCACGATGGCACTGTGCACTGGCATTTATTGTGTTTTATGCGCAAAAAACATCGACGTGCAATTACAGAGCTGCTGCGTCGTTTTGCTATCCGAGAAGATCGCGCTGAACTTGGCAATAACACTGGCGCTCGTTTCAAGTCAAAGCTGATAGACCCGCGAAAGGGGACTCCGGCCAGTTATATTGCAAAGTACGTCAGTAAAAACATCGATGGGCGTAGGCTGGGTGACACCGTCAGCAAGGAGACGGGTAAATCACTACGTGATAGTGCCGAGCACGTCACTGCGTGGGCATCGTTGCACCGTGTTCAACAATTTCGTTTTTTTGGGATTCCAGGCCGCCAGGCGTACCGCGAGTTACGATTGTTCGCATCGCAGGCAACTCGTGCAATGAAAACCAGCAAACCGGGTGCTCCGGTACTTATGGATCCAAAACTGGACGCTGTGCTCGCTGCTGCTGATGTTGGCTGTTTTGCCACTTACATCATGAAGCAGGGCGGTGTACTTGTTCCCCGCAAAAATTACCTCATTCATACCGCCTACGAGCCGACAGTCGAACCAGGAACCTATGGCGATCACGGGATTCGTATTTATGGCATTTGGTCGCCAATCACCGGTAAGGAAAACAAAATATGCACGCATGTCCATACCTGGAAGATGGTGAAGAAGGCTCTCGCTAACCCAGGCGCTGAAAGCGCCGCCCAGGGCGACCCCGTCGCCCCTTGGACTCGTGGCAATAACTGTCCCCCAAACCAAAAAGTCCGCAAAAAAGAGATGGTAACTGACGTTGCTATACCCGAGATAATGACCCCTGGTGAAGGAACGGGAGCGCTTGATGTGAGTAAACTACCCTCAAAAGAGCGTCGGGCTATACTGCGAAGGATTACAGAGGAGATCTATAACAAGAAGAAAGCGCAGGGCAACGTAGAATCACGCAATTACTCTCCGCTTGAGGTTTTGTTGAGCAATTTTGCTTCATCCATTGGCATCGAACTTAGTGAATCTCAAGTTAATCATTTACTTAATGGTAAACGCATACGATTTGGTGATCGCATTTACTACGCGACTCGCGATGGGGCACTGCGCAGTATGGAACCAGAGAATTCAGATGTTCAGATTCGGAATGTATGGGAGCTGTTGAAAAAAAACAATAAAGTAGATATTGGTCACATCACAGATAATCCAGTCGGGCATTATTCCGACATGCTCAGGAAACTGGATCCTAGGGGATGGACGGTAATCTTTGGGGGAGATAAGAACAGGGGGTGAACATGTATGACGATTATGACCAGCGAGAGGTGAATATTGTATTTTTCAATAGAATTGTTAATATAAGATGCAAAACAGGTGAATTATGTAAAAATGGCCTCACCTGCTACAAGCAAAGATACATAGCTCTGAGGAGTATCATGTGTATCAGGTCTTCGAAAAAACATACTCTGCTCAAAATGGATATATTTTATGCTATTCAATCCGTTTTTTATTTTCGTTGCTGGGATATTATCTATTTTTTATCTTTTTATTCTACCACCTTTGGTGGCAACAGGAATAATTGAATTATCTGCTTTAAGTATTGCTTTTGCAGCGTTCATGCTTTTTCAGGCATGGATATTGATTGCTGAATTTGCTTATGAATCAGCTGCTGCTGCTTTTGGATTTAAACGTAAGCAATTGATTAAATTTATGGATATGCAAAGATATACTAAAGAAAATGTTAAAGAGATTTCTGGTTTTTCAGCTCTTTTTGCAGCATTTTTATCATATTTTTTCATGATTTATGCATACGGTGTAATCTATATGTTCATGTCAAGCATCTCTGTGGATGCCTTCTCTTCTAGTAAGCTTGGTGTTGTAGATGGTTTATATTTTTCATTAGTAAATTCATCTACGGTAGGGTTTGGAGATATTACACCCAAGAGTTCAGCTGCCAAACTAGTGGTAATGTCACAAATAATTATGAGTATGATGTATATGATCATGCTATTTTCTTCAGCTGTAAGCCATATTAGAGATGAAATTAATAACTCGAACAATTTAAATCAAGATGACATCAATAATCCCAGCGATGACTAAATTAATAACACCTATAGAATGAGTATTACATAAAAATGTTTTTAAATGAAAATCATTTCATATTTTCTTTGCGAAATAATTAACCCCGCGCTACGGTTTTTTTCTGATTGGCCAAGTTATTACAGACTCGAACTTGTATAAACCGCAAATCAAGCTACTGAGTAAGATAATCTCTGCCACTTATTAATAATTTGGCTGTAGATAATGATTTGGATTCCATTATTCATGTCCTATGATAAAGTTAGTGAATGAAATCGTGACTATAACTGAGAGTGTAAAACATGGCGATGAAAAAAAATCAACATTTAGTTCCAGTTTGTTACTTGAAAAATTTTCAATGCCGTATTACTAATGAGAGTGATAATAGAAAAGGGTCTGATGGTGCCATATATGTTAGCAATAATAAGCTGTCTTCAGGTTGGAAAATGAGAGGCTTAAAGCATAATTCGTTTGTCGAGTCTTACTTCTATAATATAGAAGGCGATGACCCAAATCATCCTCAAATAGAAGACTTTTTGGCAAAGGTGGAATTTAATTATCCGCGTAACTTTAAAGAAATCGAGAATGGTAAAATTGATAATGATAACATGTCATTCATGTCTTATTTTACTATGATTCAATTTATAAGAGTTGAAGTCTTTATCAAATCAATGCAGGATACCTTTGATAAAGTGGCGATGTATATTGATGGTTTTTGTGGTACGAATGAACATAGCTTGTTATTCAAGGATATTGTTAAAAAACAAATAGTTAGCTTGGATCTTGGTGGGGTTATTCATCCGTATTCAACCATTGTATATAACGACACTAACTTTCCGTTTATTACATCTGACAACCCTGTTGTCAACAGGGCTGTCAATGTTAACGATCTTTTAAAGGTGATTCCTAAAGAATACGTTGTGGATCATGGGAATAATTCGGATGAATTTAATTTCATTTTTTTTCCATTGAGTCCGAAAATTGCTTATGTATCATGTAAGTTACTATCCACAAAAGATAAAATAATTATAAGTGAAGCATCTATTGCTAATGTATTTTATCTTAATTTATTTTCAATTTATAATTCCCACAAGAATATATACTCGCCCATTGATGAGCCGATAAAAGGTGAGCGAGAGTTGTCTATATATCTTTCATCCGAGAGGGGTTTTATTGTTAAAATTTTCACTGCCGCTGAGAGGGTTATTTCAAAAGGGATGATTTTAAGTGACTCTGACACGACGTTAACTGTAAAGGTTGATGACTTAGATGCGATCGAAAATATAAAAAAAGGCGACTTCATTAAACTTATTGAGATAATTAAAAATGGAGATTCTATTAGAGGGATAAGGAATTGTAGAGTTTCATCTGTAAGGCATAATAATGGAATAATAACATTTAAGTCCAATTTACCCTATGGGATTTGATGTTTGTTTTGATTTTACTATTTATCATCTGCTCTAAATATGAATCATTATATGGCACACTACGCGCAACAGTGCACCAATCTGCACAATTTTTTGGATATACTTTATCCCCTTTAAGCCCATGCAGAGCGCGGTCTGAGACCGGTTTTGTGCATGCACGTAAAAAGATAGGATCACTGTGCGCAGGTGACGGGGGGCAAGCCCCCGTAAACGGGTCAGGGTAGTGAAGGCGGCAGAATACGCAATTTCACGGGTTCTGCGTCACGGTGAGCGGTGATTTTAGGTAGAGGCATGCCTCACGCAGGAAAAAAGCAGCGATGCGTAGAGGGCAGCTGATGCGGGATTTTTTAAGCAGAAAAGATGAGGCCAGCGAAAACGCTGGCCTGTTATAAGTGCCTGGTGTTGTACAAAGAAAGTGAATTCTCTAGCAGTTATTTCTCTGGGGAAAGCAACGCATAAGGGTTGAAACGGATCACCTCTTCTCCTAGCCACTCGTTGACCACCTTCAGGGCCTCCATTACTGGCGTCAGCTCGTTGATAGCGTAGACCCGTGCGGCCTTCTCGATATCCCCAAATGATCCGTTTCCCTCTGGCATGGCGCCCATCAACTGCGGCGGGATACGGTGCGCTGCGAGTATGTCGTCACGTGTGGCATTCTTGATATTAATAAACTCATCTTTCGCCGTGATCTGCTGGAAGGGGAGGATTTGCACGCCGTCTTTGCCGCCGCCTGGCGCATGCAGCAGCAGGTTTTTAAATGCGCCTTTACCGCGCGCACCAGTCAACGTTTCTTTGACTGCCTTCATGCTTTTATCGTCAACCTGTCCGGCGCCAATATAGACAATGCATCCAGCATGCGATCCGTTGTCGTAGTACAGCTTACGGAACATGTCAGCGGAGTGGGCCAGGCTGGCGGCCAGCAGTGCTGCCATATATTCCGGCATACCGTAGACCTCCTGATTAATATCAGGGTTCAGAACGTGACAAACCGTTCCTGATTTGAACGTGTGCTCTTCTTTCCAGCGCCGGATAAACCAGTATTGATCGAGATCTGTGCTCCCACGCCGGGTGTACTTCGCAAGAGAGTGTTTGAAGGGAAGCGGGCCGCCCAGGCGATTACGCGGCAATTCGAGATAGGCATTGCCAAACGTGAACCAGTCCAGCGCAAACGCGGAAAAGGTCTGGCGATTGAGCAGCTTGTGAGGGATAAAACAGCCGGTGAGCACATTACGTTTGAAATACAACGCCGACTCATGCCAGGCGCTCTGGCGCGGAGCTTTAGCCAGTCCGTAAAAATCTACTGGTGTCTCATAGTATCGCCCGTTATCCAGGCAATAGAGATTGTCCAGCAAATCGGCCATATCACGCACGGGATAAGGGCCGTCAAAGCTGAACGCTGTCAACGCGGGATCGGCCTTCAGTGACTCCACAATGTCAGAACCGGCGGTGCTGCCTATCGGCTTTTTACCATATTTCTTTTTCACAGTTACCATCCCATTGCGAAACCACCGCCGCCACTTTCCTGGCCCAACGGTTCATTAATAATCGAAAGCATGGTTGCCCACGCCATATCACCATGGCTTACGCCGCGCGATCGGTCCGTTTCGTAAGTGATGAAACCGCCGGGCGTAACAACTTTGCGAACAGCGTTAAAGGCTCTGACCAGACCCTGCTCGCTGCGGTCATATTCCCAGCGGCCAGCGCGTATGACCTGCAACATTTTGAGGACAAGGGCGCGCTTGGAAGAGAGGCTCATCTGGTAGCAAATAGCCGCCGGGAACCAGTTTTTAACAATCTGCCAGACCGCCTCCCCGACGCCTTGTCCATCGATGGCGATGTGAGTGACGTTGTAGCGCTCGGCAGCCTCTTTGATGACCGCCGCCTGCTGTTCAAACTCAAGCCCTCGTAGTTGCTTCAATTCAACCGTGCGAAACCGGCCGCCAGCCACAAGGGGAGGGACCGTCACGGATAGAGCACCGGCATCACCATTGCCGCTGCCGCCGTTGGCGTCGTAGCCCAGCCACACCTCACGTTGCCCCATAGGGCGACTGGCGAACGGTTTCCAGTCGGGCCAATCGTCATACCCGTCAGCGCCGCACCCCAGTAGCTGGCTAAGATTGAACGCGCTTTCGCCGTCTTTGACGAACTCACACATGTACAGGTTTTCAAATTCATCAGGGCTGTTTTCGTCCCGGATTTCATCAATGTCGGTGTAGTCCCAACCATTGTTGATAGCGTCCTGAATAGTGACGATCTGCCGCCACGTTTTGTCCGGGTAAAGCACGCCGCTACGCGTTTTCTTCCAGGACACATCGAAATCAACGCGCTGCGCTTTAGGCCGTTTCGCATTCCACCGATCGCCGGTCCAGAACTGATAGGCTTCATGGCTTTCGCTGGATGGCGTGGAGAAGTACGTACGCGTTAAGCCTTTGAGCGTTGCCATAGCGCCGGCAACCTTACGCAGATTGATAAAGTTACCGGTCCAGAAAAACTCATCAAATCGCAGGTGCCCCGTGTAGGACTGCGCGGTCGCAGCTGATGTCCCGAGAAAATGCAGCTCCGCGCCGTTTGACAGCGTGATTTGCTCGCCGCCTTTAAGTTCGACGTCCACCTCTTCAGCCGCTTTGCGGATGAAGTTGCGGAACTGTAGCGCCTGCTTTCGTGATGCTGACAGAAAGATTTGGTTGCGCTGGTAGTCGTGCTTAACGTCCGTTCTCAGTGCGCCCAGCAACGCCTCGCGTGCAAAGTACCAGGTAGCGCCAATCTGCCGCGATTTGAGGATCATCCGATTACGCTGATCTCGCTGTTCGTACCAGCCGCGCTGGTGCCATGCGAGAGAGTCGAGAATTTTTAAGCGCAACGCCTCGATCTGCTCCTCGGAGAAGTGATTTTTCTTCTTGCGTCGACTGGTTTTTTTAGCGCCTGTGGTAGTGGAGGCCTGCCCGGTATCCAGCTTTTTCAACTGCCGGGTTAACAGATCAATCTCTTTGAAATCGCCACTGGTTTTATTGTCTTTCGCGCTCAGCTGGCAGAGACGGGTGTCAATGGATTGCGTCACCCGTTTGATGGGCGTTGTGTCATCCCATGCGTCGCGCTTTTTCCACGAATAAACCGTGTTTGAGTTGATACCCATTAGTCGCGAAATTTCGGCGGGCGGGTAACCCTGCCAGTAGAGCTGCTTTGCCCTCAATCGAATAAACGCATCCTGAATCATCACTTCCCCCTTTTGAGCAGGGAGATTACCTGCGCGCGATCCCCGCGGCTCGGGCTTTCAGGTCTGGCCGTTCTCCGACAACAAAACCGCGTGGCGCGTGGCTTTCAGGCTCTGCGATGATGCTGCGACTGACACAAACCAACAGGATTAAACAACATGGCCAGCACGACTAAACCCGCCCGCAAAAAGTTTCGCGTTGCGGTTTCCGGCGCCACCGTTGACGGGCGCGAGATCCAGCCGCAGCACCTCCGCGATGCGGCGGCGAGCTACAACCCGGACGTTTACGGCGCCCGCGTCAACGTGGAGCACTATCTCTCCATGCTCCCTGACAGCAATTTTGGCGCCATGGGAGATGTTGCCGCGCTGAGCGCGGAAGATATCACCGAAGGGCCGCTGGCCGGTCGCACGGCGCTCTATGCCGAGATCGACGCGTCGGCCCGCATGAAGCAGCTCACCGATGAAGGGAAGAAAGTCTATTCCAGTATTGAGCTGCACCCGCAGTTTGCCCTCAACGGGAAAGCGTATGTGGTTGGCCTGGCGATGACGGACACCCCGGCGAGTCTGGGTACTGAGCGCCTGAAGTTTGCCGCGCAGCAGCGCGCGCAGGTGACGGCCTTCAACAACCAGCAGACTGAGCCGCCGATGTTCTCTGATGCGCTTGAAGCTGAAGTGGTCGAGCTGGCGGCCCAGCGCAGCGAGGAGGGAGCCAACTGGTTTAACCGCATGATGGGCATTCTCAATAAAGGCCAGAAAACCGACGATCAGCGTTTCAGTCAGCTGCATCAGGTTGTTGAAGCCGTTGCGCAATCTCAGGCCGGCCAGATCGACCGGTTCAGTGCGCTGGAGCAGCAACGCCAGCAGGACAAAACCACCATTCAGCAACTGACCAGCGAACTTAACGAGCTGCGCGGACAGCTCCAGCTCCAGCCCGCAGAAAATTACAGCGCACGACCGGCAGCAACCGGCAACGGAAGCGCGCAGCTTGCAGACTTCTAAGAGGTAACCATGGAAAACCAGACCCGCGAACTATTTGATAAGTACATTATGCGACAGGCACAGCTGAACGGCGTTTCACCTTCTGCTGTGACCAAGCGTTTTAACGTCGATCCGACTATTCAGCAAAAACTGGAACAGGCCGCCATGGAGTCGGATGACTTCATGAAGCAGGTCAATCACTTCCCTGTGAAAGAGCAGGAAGGCCAGAAAATAAAGATCGGCAGTAAGGGGCCGATGGCAAGCACCAATAACAGCTCGGACGGTACCAATCGCCGCAACCCGGCACCGAACCATAACAAAGAGCCGCAGAGCTACCACTGCCGCAAAACCAACTATGACTATGCGCTTTCGTATGCGGAGCTGGACGCGTGGGCCGGTCACCCTGAATTTCAGTCATTAATCAGTAATGCGATGGCTCGTCAGCTGGGGTTGGATCGCCAGATGATTGGCTTTAATGGCACGCATTACTCTGAAAACTCCGACCGCACGACCTACCCGTTATTGCAGGATTGCGGCGTTGGCTGGCTGCAAAAAATCCGCAATGAAGCGCCGCAGCGCATTATGCCGGGTATCACGCTGACCTCCCGTGATGAGAACAACGCGGTAATTGCGTCAGGCACCTACGGCAATATTGATGCCGCCGTGCTTGATGCGCGTCACAGCCTTATGGATCCCTGGTTCCGCCGCGCACCCGGCCTGGTGACTGTGCTTTCGTCCGATCTGCTGCTGAAAGTGAACCTGCCGAAAGTGAACGCGCTCAGCCAGACCAATCCGAATACCGAACTGCTGGCTGCGCAGCTCATTGTCAGCCAGGAAAAGATCGGCGGTCTGCCGACGGTCTTTGTCCCGGGCATTCCTGAAGATGTCGTACTCATCACCAACCTGAAAAACCTCTCTGTGTACTACCAGAAAGGCTCCCTGCGTCGCTCTATCCGGGAAGAGCCGCACTACAACCGCGTGGCGACTTACCAGTCCAGCAATGATGACTATGTCATTGAAGAGTACGGCATGATTGCCATGATCGACGGCGTGACATTCGCCTGATAATCCCCATCACATGGCGGGCAGCAAGCCCGCCCAGGAGAATGAACCCATGCTGACACCGGCACAAAGACACTTTCAGAAGGTCATGGCAGAGAGGCGGGGCATCAGTGATGAGCGTGACGCGGAGACGCGCACCGCGCATGAGCAGATCCTCTTTCGCCTGCATATGCATAAATCCTCGCTAAGCCAGATCCAGTCCCGCCAGGCGAAGGCTGCTGTAAAGGCCAGCATCCTTCCTGAGTTTCAGGGGTGGATTGACGGCACGATCGAGGGCGACAGCGGACGCGCCGATCCGGTTATCACCACGCTGATGGTGTGGGCGGTGGACTGCTCCGACTATGCGCTGGCGCTGCGTATCGGGCGCTATGTCGTTAAGCATGGCCTGAGCATGCCGGATGACAACTATCGCCGCCCGGCACCGACGGTGCTGACCGAAGAAATCTGCAATCCCATTCTGAACCTCGCCACCACGGACGCCGGAGCCGATTTGTCAGGCTATATCGCCATGCTGGACGAGCTGGCCGACATTGTGGCTGACAGTGATATGCCGGATGAGGTCCGCGCGAAGCTGTGCAAGGTGAGGGCGTTTTGTCGTCGCGACACGGAAGACGCGGAAACAAAAGGCGAAGCGCTGAAACTCTTCCGGGAAGCCATGAGCCTGAACCCGGGCGCAGGCGTGAAACGCGAGATCGCTTCTCTGGTCAGCGCTTTGAAAAAGGCGCCGCAGACGAGCACGGCGAGTGGTGATGCTGAAGATGAGACTTCATCCAGCGATACAGCGGCAACCGAAACACCCGCAGCAGAAAAAACAACACGAACGCGCAAGCAGACGAAAACGGCGGCCGGCACCCAAAAAGCCACCCGCAAAACGGCGGCAAAAAAGACAACGAAAACCGCCGTCAAAGTAAACGCCTGAGCGTAATGAACTGGCCCCGCGCCACAGGCGGCGCGCCCGGCGATCTGCCCGTTATGCGGTCTTTTTACCGGGAGCCCACCGCCTGACCTACCGGAGAAACAACGATGAGTTTTATCGCGCAGCGCCCCGTTAGACCTGCTGAGAGTGATGTGACGGACGTGGACGACGGCGGCGCACAGATTGCCGTCGGTACTTTCTGGCCTACGGTAAAACTCCACGATCTGCGCCTCGCGGCCCGCATCGCCGGTGATATAACGACTTCCCGATTGATGCATATGGCTACGGAGGCCGCGCTGCACGTCGCGGATCAACTGAAGGACTGGCGGAAGCAAAGGGAGGCGGAAGGCGCGGAATCGCTGGCTTCTGTACTGCTGACTTTCGCCGGTGAACCCGTCGAGCTGATTAACGGCGAAAGCGCAAAAGTTTACCGCTTCCGGCGTGCGGTCTACTCCTTCACGCGCGCCAGCGTACTGGAAGGTTACAGGGACGTCGGCACCACGCCAAAGGGCGACAAGGACGCGGAGGCTCTGGACAGGCAAATAGACGACCTCTGGCGGGACGGGCGCTGGAGTATTTCAGATATCCGGGAAGAACCCCGTATTTACTCGGAGCTTTTCTGATGAAAGTCAGGGCGCTGCAAAACGACACGGTTGATCAGCTCTGCTGGCGTCATTACGGCAAAACCGCAGGTGTCACGGAGAAGGTGCTCGAAGCCAATCCTGGACTGAGCAACCAGATATTTTTGAATGCCGGGCAGGAGATCGAAATGCCCGTGATAACCAGCGAGGTGGAACGGGTAACCGTCCAGTTATGGGAATGACTCTGGATCGTATTAACGAATATTTTGCGTTTGCAACCTCCGCCCTGGTGACCGGCGTGGGCGTCATGACCGTCAGTGAAAAGCTGGCGCTGGCTGGCCTTCTTCTGGGGATTGTTTCCGCCGTCCGGCTGGCGATCCACCGCCGCCGCATTGAGCAGGCCAGCCAGCGCCGTAACGACTTGATAGAGCAGATTCTCCGCCAGGCGGAAACCCGCAACCTGTCGGACCGCGAGCGGCAGCTGCTAGAGCAACTGCACGGGGATAAACCGACATGAAGAACATCATCAAAAAATGTTCGATTGCGGTGATTGTGGCTCTGGGCATTTCGCTGGCGCCCGGGAGCGTCAGAACGTCGAAAGAAGGGCAGCAGAAAATTGCCGGTTGGGAAGACTGCCGCAGCACGCCTTATTACTGCACGGCGGGGGTGTTGACGGTTGGCATTGGCTCCACGGGCGGCGTGGAAAACCGCGAATACAGCAACCAGGAAATAGCGCGGCGCTGGAAAAACGATCTGCAACGGGCGGAGAACTGCATCAATAACAATTTCCATGGTGCCGACATGCCGCAACTCACCTTTGAGGCTATGACGGATGCGGCCCTGAATCTGGGCTGCACCGGGCTGATGTGGTTCACCGATAAAAACGGACGCAAGCAGAGGACCACGATCTGGAAGCATGCCCAGGCCAGACAATGGCCGCAGATGTGCAACAGGCTGACTGATTTCGTCAATGTGGGCGGTAAGCGCTCCGCCGGCCTGGTTAACCGGCGCAATGATTTTAAAGCCTGGTGCCTGCTGGGCCTGAGTACGCCGTCATGAGGGCGGGCAGTGTGATTGTGATGCTTGTCCTTCTGGCTGCTGTCTGGTGGCAGACCGACCAGCTGAGCGAGGCCCGGACCCGCAACAAGCTGCTGACCGAAACGGCGACCGGTTACGACCAGGTTATTCAGGAAGTGAAGGCGACCGCCATACAGACCCACAAATTACTGGCAGAGGTGAAAGTCCGTGAGCAACAGCGTAATGCAGAAGGGGAGCACCGACGTGAAGCAATGCAGGCCGCGTTCAATGGTGACGCGTGCGCTGTTACTCCTGTGCCTGACGCTGTCAGTCGTAGCCTGCAAAAACGCGCCGCCCGCGCCGGTCATTCAGATGGTCCGTGAACCCGTCCCGGAGAGTCTGACCGAAGAGACACCACGCCCGGCGCTGGATAAGTCAGTGACCTGGGGCGCGGTGGCGATATTCAGCGACAGGCTGATGGATGCGCTTGATGCCTGCAATGCTGACAAAGTGGCGATCCGCCAGTGGGACAGCCTGCGCCAGAACACCCGAAAGGAGCCATAAATGCTGAAGATAAACACACTCCGCGCCGCCATAGAGAAAGCAAACACCTGGTGCCGGGCGAACCCGGAAGCCTGGACGGTGTTTGTTGAAGAGGGTGGCATTGAAACAACCGGTGAAACACCGTCTTTCATGTATCGCTATTCTCTGGTGCTGTTCGTCATGAACTACGCCGGGAGCATTGACGACTTCACGCTGCCGCTGATGGCCTGGCTCTGGTTTAATCAGCCCGATCTGCTGCTTAACCCCGATAAAAACCAGCAGATAAAATTCACCACGCTGATTAATAGCGATGACACCGCCGATCTGATGTTTGAGCTGCCGGTACATCAGCGGGTACTGGTGCAGCTGGATGAAAACGGCGTGCCGTGCGCCGAGCATTTGCCGGAGCCTCGACCGCGCGTGCTGGCACCCCACGCCGCAGGCTGGGGGCTGGTATTTGAAGGCATGCTTCAGGAGGCCGGAGCGTGAGCGATCGCATGTTCAGCGAGCTGGATCAAGTCTTTCAGGACATCCTCGACGGCGTCAGCCCGGCGGGGCGCACCCGTACCGCGCGCAAAATTGGCCTGGCAGTGCGCCGCAGTCAGCAGCGCCGCATCGCCTCACAGAAAAACCCGGACGGTAGCGGCTATGCCGTGCGCCGTCGTAAAGTTTACCGCACCCAGCAGGGGATCAAGTTCTTCTGGAATAACGAGATGCGGGCGCTGAAAAACTGGCGGGGCGGGCGCGGTAAATATGGCCGGACGATCACGGGATTTGATGAGAAGCGCCGTGATATACGTACCTTCTACCGGGCCGATATCGAGCGGTATCTGGAAATCAAAACGCAATCAGCGACGCAGACGGAGACAAAAAAAGCGCCGATGTTTACCCGCCTGCGCACCCTGCGTTTTATGAAGGTCAGACCGGACGCGGGCGGCGTCTCCGTAGGGTTTGATGGTATCGCCGCGCGTATTGCCCGTATTCACCAGTACGGCCTCCAGGATGAAGTTGGCCCGGGCGCCTACGCGCAGTACCCGGCGCGTGAACTGCTGGGCATGACCCCGGCAGACCTTATCGCGACGGAAAACGCTGCTATCAGCAGTCTGGGCGGTGCGTCATGAATGCCGAGCTGATGCGCCTGCTGGAAAACATTCTGCGCCAGGGCGTCGTGGAGCAAATCAGCGCCGACAAGCAAGCGGTGCGCGTTCGCTCCGGCAGGTTGCTGACCACCTGGATCCGCTGGAACGTGACCCGCGCCGGGGCATTCAGCATCTGGCTGCCGCCCTCGACAGGGGAGCAGGTCTGGATCGGTTGCCCGGGCGGCAATCCTGAAAACGCGTTTGTGATTGGCTCTGCATACAGCGCAGATAACCCGCCAACGGGCAGCAGCCTGCTGGAAATCAGCATCACCGCACCGGATGGCGCGCGCCTGCATTACGACGCTGCCGACGATGCCGGAGCGCTGTCCGTGACCGGCATTAAAACCGCGCATATCCAGGCAGAAACCCGCGTCACGCTGGACGCGCCCGAGGTGGAATGCACAGAAAAACTTAAAGCGCGCACTTTCGAACTGACCCACGGCGGCACGATGGCCGGTGATGTGATCCACTCCAGCGGCGTGTTGCAGTCAAACGGGATCACTGTGCACGAACATAAACACGGTGGCGTGCAGTCTGGCGGGAGTACCACGGGAGGCCCGCAATGACAGCCAGTTATACCGGGATGAACCCGGAAGGCACTGGCGCGCTGACCGATCACGATCAGCTCTGGCAGTCCGTGACAAAAATCCTCACCACGCCAACCGGCTCGCGTGTGATGCGCCGGGACTTTGGCAGCGCGATCCCTGATTTGCTCGATGCGCCGCAGAACGCCGTCACCCGCATGCAGCTGATGGGCGCCGCCGCTATCGCGCTGGCGCAGTGGGAGCCGCGGATCAGCCTGACTACCGTCAATGTGGTGTTTTCAGAAACAGGCGCAGTGACCGCCGAGCTGAGCGGCACCATCACGGAAACCATGACAGAAACCAGCAACACCATCAGGTTAAGGAGCTAGTGTGCAAACGTCCGTCGATTTATCTCAGATCCCGCAGCCTGATATCGTCGAGGTGCCCGATTTTGAAACGGTGCTGGCTGATATCCGGGCGCTTATCGTGGCGGCCATGCCTGCGGAACTTCAGGCTTCTGTGTCTGCCGCGCTGTTGCTGGAATCTGAACCGATGGCGGCACTGGCTCAGGCATTCACCTATCGCGAGATCCATCTGCTGCAACGCATCAATGAAGCCGTGCGCGCAGTGCTGCTTTCCAGCGCCCTGGGGGCGGATCTCGATCAGGTCGCGGGGAATTTTGACACTGAACGACTGCTGATTACCGAAGCCACCGACGAGGCGGACGCCGTATACGAAAGCGACGAAGAGCTGCGCGCCCGCACGCTGCTCTCATGGGCGCGCCTGAGCACGGCGGGCGCCCGTAATGCCTATCACTATTTTGCACTGGGAGCTGATGCGGATGTGCTCGACGTACGCGCCTATGGCCCGGAGACGCATGATCAGGAGGGCCGCGTTTTCCTTTACGTGCTGTCACGCACCGGGGATGGCACCGCCCCGCAGGCGCTGCTCAATAAAGTCCTGGCAGCGGTAAACCCGGAAGACGTGCGCCCGATTACGGATTATGTGGCTGATTACGTCCGCTCCGCTGTGATTGTGAATTATCAGGTAGTTGCTGATATTTACGTCCCTTACGGCGTGGACACCGCCACGGTGCTGGAAAAAGCCACCGCAGCACTGAACGAATACACCGCTTCTGTGCATCTTATCAACGCCACCGCTGCGCGGTCGGGCATAGACGGGGCGCTGCATCAGGACGGCGTTGTCACTGTCGATTTGCATTCACCGGCCGCCGACGTCGTTGCGACGATGGGCGAAGCCCCGCATTGCACATCCGTTAAAATCAATCTTGTGGTAATGGACTATGACCGTTAATTATCCCGCCAGTGTTCTGCCCCCCAACGCCACCGCCGTGGAGCGGGCCATAGACAGAGCCAGCGCCGCAGCACTGGAAAGATTGCCTGTATATCTGATCCGTTGGGTTAAAGATCCGGACAGTTGCCCGCTGGCGCTGCTGCCGTGGCTGGCCTGGGAGTATCAGGTTGATACATGGAATGTTAACTGGTCAGAACAAAAGAAACGCGATGCGATCAAGCGCGCCCACTACATCCACCGCCATCGCGGCACGGTCGCCGCCGTCCGTCATGCCCTGGTGGACAGTCCTTTTGGGACGGATATTGTTGAATGGTTCAATCAGAACCCGAAAGGGGATCCGTATACCTTTCGTTTGAACGTTTATCAGAACGATTTGCCGGTGACGGAATACGACCAGCAGGATCTGAAACTGGCGGTGCTGCGCGCCAGGAACCTGCGCAGCTGGTTTTCCGTTCATGTATTTGGCCGACTTCAGGGAACCTCATATGCGGCCGGTTACATGTACGCAACGGAGAAAATCACGCCGCGCTTTGTCCCGTTGCAGGTGGTTTTATCCCGCTACGAGCTGAATCTGGCCCCCGGGGACGCAGAAACGGTCACGGTGACAATTCTCCCCGAATACGCGGAAGATAAAACCTTTACGGTAACCACGTCGGATAAAACAATTGCGACCGCCAGAATAGTCAACGGCGCTATTCTGGTTACGGGCGTAAAGCGGGGCACCTGTTCGGTCACCGTCACGACGACTAACGGCGTCAGCGCGGTGATCAACGTGAAAGTGGTCGCGGTGATGAAGTTCATCACCCGCATCGACAATGCAAGCCGTCCGTTGTTCTATGTGCGCATGGATGAGGATTTCACGATTGATTATGGCGACGGAACAGACAGCCGGGAATACCGTTTTGATGCTGCCAGTGCTGTGTACGGCTGGGTTATTCCGACGCGTGACGTTGTAGAGGGAGAAGAGTACACAATAACGGTTAAGAACACAGAAACCGCCAGTTTCCAGCGCACTGTGGGTAACGTTTCAGTAACGTTGAACCCCGTGCAGGAAATCATTCTTTTGACGGGAGAAAGGGACAATCTTGTTTCTTTCGCGAGTGGCGCAATTGGCCTTTACAAGGTCCACGCCGGGGCTTTTGACGATCTGCCAAATATCCAGAAATGTACCTCCATTTTCCGGGGCTGCTCATCGCTGACTGAACTACCAGAGGGTTTATTTGCGCGGTTTACTGGTGCCACAGATTTCTCGGCGGCGTTTTATGGCTGCACGGAACTGGCTGCTGTTCCTGATGGGCTGTTCAGCGAATTATCTCAGGTGACGCTATTCACCTCAGTGTTTGAGAACTGCACGCGGCTGCTGAGTGCTGGCAAAAACACATTCCAGGGCTGTGCTGCTGCGACGCATTTCACCAGTGCGTTTTCGGGATGCACATCCCTTATCGATACCGGGACGGGCATTTTTGACGGGTGTGTCAGTGGCAATAACTTCGGTTATACCTTCGATGGATGCCGTGCGCTGACAACATTGTCAGCAGATTTATTCAGCGATGTGCCTGGTGGCGTCTTTACGGCGATTTTCAGAGGCTGCACGGCGCTGACGCAGCTACCGCCGCGCCTGTTCCGCCACTGCCTGGAAGCTACGCATTTTGGCGGGGCATTCAGTGGATGCACGCAACTGCTTTCTGTACCTGATGAATTCTTTAAGGATTTACCCCTAGTTAACCATTTTGGAACCGTTTTTTCCGGCTGTTCTTCACTGGTAAAAGCGGGAAAAGCTGTGTTTTCTGGCTGTGCGCTTGCGCAAACATTTTCCTCCGCTTTTTACTATTGCCGCGTTCTGGAAGAAGTGGGCGATGATATTTTTGAGGGGTGTGTCAGTGCAACTACCTTTGCCAGCGTCTTCAATAGTTGCACAGCATTAACGGCGCTACCGTCGTTTGTGGACTGTAACAAGGCAACGAGCTTTGACCGGGCTTTCTATGCCTGTTCTTCTCTGACGGCCGTCAGAGCAGAGGCCTTTGCAGGTAAATCACTGGTCACGACGTTCTATTACGCATTCACCCAATGTACATCCCTGAAAAGCATCGGGGCCGGGGCATTACGTGACTGTAGTTCCCTGACTAACCTGACCTATACATTTATGGGCTGCACGGCGCTGGTATCGCTGGCCGGGGATATGTTTGCAGGATGCAGCAAAGTGACGAATGTCACCGGCCTGTTTAACCAGTGCTCGGGCCTTGCCGTACTGCCTGAAAAGCTGTTCAGCGATCTGACCTCTCTGACGGCAATGGGGAGCACCTTCCAGGACTGCACCGCCCTGACCGCGCTGCCGTCCGATCTGTTTGCGGGTTGTGTCAACCTGACTTCCCTGACGCTGACGTTCTCTGGCTGTACTGCGCTGGCGGTATTGCCTGCTGACTTAATGAAACATAACACCCTGCTGATCAGTGTCGGTTCTACGTTCTACGGCTGCGCGGCACTGGTGAATATTCCGCCGTCGCTGTTTGCATCGTGCCCGCTTATCACCGCATTCGGCGCAACGTTCCAGAATACCGGCGTGGTGGAAATACCGGAAAATCTGTTCAGTGGTAACCCGCTGGTGACGGCATACGGCCAGACCTTCAGGGGATGTAAAAACCTGCGCTCAGTGCCTGCCGGTCTTTTTGTCGCCAGTATCAACGCCACGACATTCACTAATGTGTTTGCCGAGTGCGTCGCACTGGAAGAGGTCGGGGTCGGTCTGCTGAATAACTTACCGGCCACGACAATCGGCTATCTGTTTGACGGCTGCGTGCAACTGAGAACCAACATCAGCACGATATTCAATCTCGACAGTTATTCGACGATTGTCACCACGACGGCCACATTCAGGGGATGCTCTGCCCTCACGGGT